GTCGAGCCACCACCGCCACCCCCGCCGCCGCCAGGCGCATAGACCGAGCCCGCGCTGCCTGCCGTGCCTGCCGTGCCCGGCGCGCCAATTGCACCGCCCGCACCGCCTGCACCGCCCGCACCGTCACAGCCTTTTGACCCAGCAAAAGAGCCACTTTGCGCCCCGATGCCGCCGCCGCCGCCTGCCTGAGCCGATGAAAAATAAGTCGAGTTGTTTCCAGCACCGACCCCGATGGCTGACATCCCGCCTGGATACAAACCCGAACCGCCCGTCGCAGACTTTTCAATTGTGTTGGGTTGATTAACGCTTTGCGCCCCTTGCCCACCGCCGCCATAGGCCCAAGTGCCCACGCTGGACGCGCCGCCCGCTGTTCCAGCCGCCACCCCCGCCGATGCCAATCCGGTCCCGCCTGCGCCGCCTGCGCCAACCGTCACGGTCTCGGTTGCGCCCATCAAGCCAATGGCAATCCACTTCTCGTCGCGACCACCACCGCCGCCACCGCTCGGCACGATACTAGATTGACCCGCGCCACCTCCGCCACCGCCCGCACCCACCGCAATAATGCGGACAATCTTGCCAACGCCCGAGCCTTGGTTACCGGCAAAGTCGGCAGGCTTGGTCCATATGCCCGAGCTTGTGAAATATTGACGGTCGAGGAGCTTGTAACCCCCGCCACCCTCTAAAAGTCCCGCATATCCGGTCGTCATCCTTTTTTAACCTCCCACCCGCCCGTGATCGGCACGAGCGTAAAAATCCCGTCACGGGAATTGAGACTGAAATCGTCGTAGATCGTGCCCGCGACCGTGATCTTTTCGGTCCCGTTGGGGAAAATGGAATGCGCCAGCGTCAGCGCAGATCCTGTGCCGTCGAGCAAACGAATGGGATAACCACCCAAGCCCGGCGATGCTGGTAAAGCGCCGTTCGTCACCCGCGTGCGAAGTCGGTACGCATTGCCAATGGCAAAGGTTGGCGTGGCGCTCGTTATGTCCACAAAACCCGGAATGCCGACCCCTGCAGGCCCCCTTGGCCCCGACAGCGCCACCGTCCAAGCTGTATAGGTGCCAGCGCCTGCAATGCCGTCGGACGGCACTACAACGGTCATTGAGCCCGTTCCGGTCGTGTAAGCCGACACAACGCCAATCATATAGGTTGTGGTAGGGGCGGCCGTATTCGCAACCGTCACCCAAGCCCCAGGCACAAACGCCAGACCCGTGCCAATCGTGAAAGTCTTTGTCCCTGCAGCAACCGTCATGCTTGTGGTTGAAGTGCTGGCGAACCCTGCCGCAGCCAGCATTGCATTCAGTTGCGTGCTGGTAAGATTCATTTGCGTGATGGACGCGTTTAGCTCAGTGCCAAACGTACCTAGCGCAACCGTGAAAGCCTCGGCCAAAGTGTCAAAAGTCGTTGGCGATGCAATGCTGGGAGGCGTTGGTAATGGCGTAACCGAAGGAATTGGCATTTATATTTCCTCAAGCTCTAACGATATTTCAGCAACCGTTGGCAGGCTGAGATTGATAGAAAACTGCTTGTAAATCCCAAGGATCAACAGCGAGTCAAAATAACCGTCTGTGTTATCGTCAATCCCCGTCCACAATGCCGGGACTGCATTCAACGTGTCACGAGCCTCGCGCACTTGAGCAAGCCTCCCCTTTTCTGACCAAACCTTTTGAATTGTCTTGGGGACCGTGCGACGCTGCACAACATAGCTTGTTCCATACTGATCACGATTGATTAGAGAGAAGTTAAGCGCATCATCGACCGCATTGTATTGCGTTTTTCCAAGATAAACCGATGTACCAAGAATAATACCGCCGCAGGTCACAAGACCCGTTGCGCGCGTAATTGTAATTGTGATGACCGCGCCCGAATATGGCGGCAGGTCAATCAGCGCCAAAGCCCCCGTCGATTTAAACGGATTAAAGAAATAGCTGTACCAACCCACAGTAGAACGCTTATTAAGCGATTGCGTGTAAGTATAAACTGTCGACTCCAAAACTGTGACGGTCACTGTGGCGCTATCACCAACCAGCCCAATCAGCCCGATTGAGTCCACACGGACGCCCGGCGTAATGACGATTGTCAGTGGCGACGCCACCTCAGTCGCCGTGTTTCGCAGCAGATCAAACGCTGCCCACCTGTTCGTCGGGCCAACATCAAGCCACCATGTTGAGGACGCGGCCAGCAACGGATACTTCCCCGTGTTGGACGCCTGCAGACTTTGGTATTTCCGATGAACCTGAGTGGTCGCCGTGTGGGTGCCAGTGCCTGCCGACGTGGTCGTTATGCCGGTTCCACCTACTGTCGCAGCGACTTGGAACGTGCCGCTTGTGCCGTTAACAACATAATACACCCGCCCCGCTGTGAGCCCTGCCGGTAGCGTGCCGGTCGTCGTCAGAACGACAGGCGTCCCATCCGGCTGATTATGTGTTGCCCAGCTCACCACAGCAGGCGCGGCGTTTGAGATCGTGACCGTTGACGATGGCGAACCCAATATAACTTGATCACCCTGCGCATAGGTTGTCGCCGGATTGTAAATCTGCTCCCCCGTGCCAGGCTCAGGCGCGGTCGATGACGTCAGCATTCCGTCAAAGATCGTGATGGGCGGGATGACGCGCATCTAGCTCACCGTTGTCTGCATAGTTTCGCCGTCACGGGTCACGCGAACCAAGACTCGAGCGGTCTTTTCGGCAGCCTGCGCCGTTCGGGAATTGTCGTTTCGAAGACCCGCAACTTCTTCGCGTAATGCTGCAAGTGCTGCGACGACATCAGACGAACCGCCGCTTGAGCGAACACCAAGCCCGCCCGATGTCATAACCAGCGGCATGACCGCTTCGGGCCCTGCCTCACCCATCATCGAATTGTTAAACGCGGTCGGCTTGGTCACCACGCCATTGGTGAACACACCGCCCGACGCATAGAGCTGACCACCACCAAACTGCCGAGGGTCGCGGTCAAGCCACTGAGATAGCAGCGCCGTGGCAGCAGCCGCTTTATCAGCCGCCGCTTGCGCCGCAGCCTTGTCCGCCTCGGCCTTGGCCGTCACCGCTGCCAAGGCAGCCGCTGCAGCTTGAGTAGACGCCGCTTGAGCCGCTGCAGCCTGTGCAGCAGACTGGGCTTGCGCAATGGCCAAAGCCTGAGCCGCAGCCGCCTGAGCCGCCTGAGCTGCCGTTTGGGCATCGACAGACGCTTTCAAATCTGTGATATACTGCCCGACTGTTTTGACGCTCTCATTGACATCAATCAGGCCTGACACTTGGTCTTTGAGCGCTCCTAGCTGACGCTCTGCCAGAGCTTTATCGACAATTGCCGCATTCAGCGCGTCGATGGCATCTGACACCGTCGTTACCTGATCGGTTAGATCCACGATGGCCGATACTTGGCTTTTGAGCGTGGCCAATTGAGCCTCAGCCGTCGTCGCCGCTGCGTCCGCGGCCGTGGCAACGTCATCAATTGCAGCCCGCGAGAACGCAATGTCGCGCTGATAGGCTATCGCATTTGCTGAGACGACTTTAGAAGACGCCAGGAACGTCTCAATCGCGCTTTGCAACCCGGCCCGTGCTGTCGCATCGCCGCCGCGCGCCGCTGCCGCCGTTTTCACAAGCGCCGCTCGAGCGCCGCTGTATTGCTGCCCAACGCCCTGTCCCTGCAGGGAAGCGCTATCGAGGGTCGCCCTGAAGTCTCGAATAGATGACGAAAACGCCCGCAGCTTGGTTGCCGCATCGGTCAGCGTGCTGCTCTGGTCGCTATAAGCCTGCTTTAGTGCGGTCTTAGCGCTATCAACCGCCGACACCGCCGCATTGACCCGCGCCGTGATGGCCGAAGCCTCTTTATCGTAAGCTGCTTTCAACGCGCCGCGCGCGTCGGACACAGCCCCTTGCGCCGCTTTCAATGCCTCATCGGCTGCAGCCGCCACATCGCGCGCCGACTGGATCAACGCCGCCGTCATTTCTTGAGCGTTGTCAGTTACTTGCTTAAAAGCCGGAGCCAGGTCGAGCAACGCCGAATAGAAAGCCTTGCCCGCATCGCTTGAAGTATCCACTGACTCCACGAGCGAACGGAACGCCGCTTGAGTAGTTACGCCGGACACACCCAATGCCGCCATGGAAGTTGACAGGCCCTTTTGTGTGGCTGCCAACTTTTCCGCGTCCGTCATCCAGTTGGCGTAAAAGTCGTTAATCTTGGCGTTCAACGCGTCTTGAGCGTCTTTGGCGTCCTGCAGTTTGTAAACCTGTTCCTGAAGGGACCGATTGGACGCATCAAGCGCTTTCAGCTCGTCCGCCCGCGTTGCCGCCAAGGCTCCGGCCGCGTCGCCGCTCAATTCCATCAACTTAATCTCAAGCGAGCGTTTATCCGCAGCGATCTGAGCCTGCCGTTCGGCCTCGGCTTGTTTGGCCTGTTCGGCCGCAGCCGCCTTGGCTTGCTTTTGGCGCTTGGATTCCGCCGAGGCTCCAAAGATCGCCGAAACCACAGCAGCGGCGGCCGCAATCACCGGATTACCTGTTAGCGCAAAGGCCGTTGACGCTGCCGACGCACCACTTTGCAGCGCCGCACCTGTTGTGCCCCCTACCGCGCTGCCGACCTGTTGTGCCGCAGATGCCGCCGCCGACACTTTTGCCGAAGTCGAACTTGACTTGAACGCCGCCGCTAAATCTTTGATTGCCGTAAATGCCGCACTGAGCGCGCCGACCCAATCGTGGGACTTCACCGCACTCGACAGCGATTCCAGCGCGCTGGATACACGCGAGCTAACCTCATTCATGGCTAGAATGCGCTTTTCAAACTCCGACACTTTAGGCTGTGCCGCAGCGATCTGGTCGAGCGCGTCTAACCGAGCTTGGGCAATTTGCTTCTCAGCCGTCGTCGCCGTCTTTGATGCAATCAAATCATCCAGCGCCAGGCGCGCGATCTGCCGGTTGGTTTCCAGCAACTGCTTTTCAAGCGCCGTGCGCTGAAAATTGAACGTCGCCACCGAGGCGCTAGCGCTCAACACATCCGCCTGAGATTGCAATTGTGCCGTTTGGACCGACAGGGCTTCCTTGCGAAGTAAATCCGCCTTGCGTTCGTCAATTGCCGCCGATTGAGCCGCCGACACTGATCCCTCAAGCGCCTTGAGCTGAGACAGTTTGCCTAGCAAAAGGCTCTTCTCAGTATCCGTTAGGCCTTTGCTGGCTTTAACTTCTTCGACCTGCCGCTGAATTTGCGCATCCTTGGCAACTAACTGAGCCGTCAGAATTTGATGCTCAATATCGGCGCGGGCCGTGATATCGCGCGTCACGCCTAGTTGCGCAGAAAGCTCGGATGCTTTGGCCTGAGCGATCTGGCTATCGATTGCAGCCGCTCGTGCATTAAAATCGTCAGCCGGACCATCAGCCGTTTTTCGCCCCTTACCCGCCTCGTCCGCTATCCGCTTAGCCGCCGCGTCCGTGATGAATTTATTATTCCCAGCCAACCACTGCGAACTAGACTTAACACCATCGTCAAACGCTTTGCCTGCCGCCTTACCAATCGCGTTCATGGCCCCGGCCGCTGGATTGCCCAGTTTGGCAATGTTGACCGGATCTAGGCCGGGAATCTGAAACTTAAGGCCCGCTCGACCAAGCACCTCGTTGACGCCTGCGATCAGTTTGTTAATCGCGTTGACAGCAAGATTAATTCCGCTCTCGATAGCCGAGATCATCGCATTGGCAGCCGACACCGCTGCATCGGTCGCTATCTGTGGCAGCGTGGTGAATATCTTGCCGATTGCCGCAACACCGCCCGAAAACGCTCCCACGCCATAAGTGATGGCCACGGTCATGCCCTTGGCGATGCCATCCATCGCGCTTTCAAACGCCGCCTTTAGCCACGTTAACTGAGAAGCGAACGACGATTTCAGCGAATCCGCCACATGAGCGAACGTGCCGCTCAGCACATCGCCTACCGTGATGCCCTTGTTCTTGACCTTTTCCAGTTGGTCCTTGGTCAGACCCAGTGTCGACGCAAAGTCCTTGTGCGCCTTATTCGCTTCGTGCGTGGCGACCAAGAGCCCGCCACCGACGACAGCAGCGACAGCTGTAACTGCTGCAATGTATGGGGCGAAAGGCGCAACCGCTGCCCAGGCGGACGCCGCGATATCCTTCAGTACGGCCGAAAAACCAACGCCGCGCGCTGCCGCTGTTTGGAAAACATCAGCGATCTGAGGGCCCTGCTGGATCAGGATCATCAGCGGGTTCATACCCATGGCCGCCGTGACCGCTACGTCACTAAATTGCCGCGAGAGGTTGAGCATCTCGTTGGCGGTAACTTTGCCCGCCGCAGCAACTTTCCCATGTCCAACAGCCAGGCCCGCTGCCGAGGCCATAGCGCGCCCTAGAGCCCGTTCCTGATCGACAACGGCACTTGACAGGCTTGCTGCACTGGCAGCCGCTGAGCGTGCGCCCTTGCCCATCGTCGCCGTTGCCGCTGCCGTTTGTTCCATCTGAGATTCAGCGCGAGCGCCAGCCGCTGCGACCTTGTCCAGACCCATGGCAGCCGGAGCCGCTTCGGAACTGTCGATCTTAATGCGGAGGGAGGCCAGCGTTTCCAATCAACCCTCCCTCTTCTGCTCTTCCGCACAATGTCGAAGATACTCAGCGTCCAGACGAAAAATCGCCAGGCGCTCCCATCGCGCCAAGCTCAGCAGCTCGTCGCGCTCCCATTCGTGAACCTCGCGCCGCGTTAGGCACGATGGGCCAAAGCCCGTGGAAGTCCGTGTTTGGGATAAATCCAGAAACCACCGCCACACATGCCGCGCCAATGGCGGGCAGCGAGGGGCGTCAGCAAGTTGTTGAGGTGTGTGATGATAAAGATCGCGGACTCGCTCCAAGTGAGCCCGCAAGGTAACGCCGTCGTCTTGGATAACACTCAGCGCAAACTCAGATCGCGCGAACTCAATAAGCTCGTCGATTAGGCCTTCATAAAATTTGCGAGGTCATTGGACCTTTCGTTGATCTGGTTTGCGATGTCCTGATTCATCTCGCAAAGCTCAAGCGCCAGGTCAGCGTCAAACGGCTCGGCAATACCGCGCCAGCCTACCAGCCGAACAGCTGTCATCTTCACCCCAAAAGCAATGTCATCCTCAACCGAGATGATTGACGCTGCTTTGCGCCCACCCGTGCGAGCCGCCAATTCGGCTGCCTCTTGCATTCGACGTCGCTCATTCAGAATACGATTAACAGCTTCCGTCACCGTTTTGGACTGCGAGCCCAGGATTGACAAAAACACCCCCGAGCCTTCGCCCGATGGCAAAATGTATTCAAACTCAAACGGGACATCCGCAGCCGCCCGCGCGTCAAGCGATTTGAGCGAGATCAGATTGGTCTTGGTCATCAATGGCCCTTTACCTTAGGTGCAAAAAGCACAAGGGCCGCGATTGCTCGCAGCCCCCGTGTCGTTAGAGATCAGCTCGCCCTTATGTGAACGCGCTGTCTTGGAAGGAGATTGTAGTCTGCAGGTTGGCTACAGCCGCGCCGCCGTTAATGTTTTCCAGCGCCGTGAAGGGGATCGTCAGCATGATGCCCTTTTCTCCGTCGTCTTTGGTTGCGCCGCCAAACTTCACGCGGCTCATGTTTATGGCCACGAACGGTGCGTTGGGCGTGTTGTTCGCGGTCATCACCACCGTTGCCGATGTTTCGACTTCGCCCACGAAAAGGTCGCGATAGGTGCCATCGACAAAGAACAGCGTCATTTGCCCGGTCACATCCACGCCCCCCGGAAAAATGTCGGGATCCACAACAGCGCCAACGACGCCGCCTGGTGCTGTATAGCTGCCCTCCATGTCGAGGGTCATCGAGGTGACAAAAGCCACCGCCGTTCCGTTGATGATTAGAATACCATTGACGCCTGTGAGAATGCCGCCCGTCGCTGCAGCCGTTGGTGACGTGAAATAGGCCGATGTAGACGTTGTAAGATTGAGGCCCAGGATTCCCCATTCAACCTTTGTCATATCGCTAGGCGAAAGTGAAAGCTTCAGCGAAGCAATCACGCAATCGGTAAACACTTCCGATTGACTGATGTCCGAGTTGAAATGCTCGATGGTGTAATAATCACGCGTATGGCCCGAGGCCGGAACCCACGTCTTTTTCCCTACGACCGTGCAGGTGACGCTATCGCCCGCGGCTTTTGCGCCAATCGGCACGCCATCGATGGCCAGGACGGTCATCACTGTTGCGGTCAGGGCCGTGATCAGGAAGTTGTGCGCGTTATTCGCCGTACCGGTCGTTGCCCAGCCGGTCCAGTTTACTACGTCCCCAATTTTGAACCCGTCTGTCAGGTAGGAACCCGCCGCCCGCGTGAATGTACCCGCAGCGCCCGTAATGACCGCTGACGTGACGTTGATTAGTGCGCCCGTCGTGGCGGCTGCTTGCACCGCCTGACGGCACATGCTCTCAAAGAACGCCTGATAAGCGCCAACGCTTAATTCACCAGACAGCGATCCCGAAATTGATCGGACTCCGTGGCGATAATCGCGGCGCTGTTGTGATGGCAGAATTTCGTTCGATTTGAACGTGTTCTTGGACAGGTCAATTGTCGACGTTACCCGCCGCAGATATTGACCCGTCGCAGCGCCGCCCGTTGCAATTACGCCAAGGCCCGACTGCTTCTTAAACGCAACTGTCTTCTTTACGCCAACTGCAATAGGCATAGCGGTCTCCGATTAGAATCTTGATTGAGGTTGAAAACGGCTATTCGCCGGATTTATGGCAGGACGTTTACGTAAAAGGGCATTCGCAGCGGAACGATAAACCTGTCATCTTCAACGATTGATGGCAGGCGTTCAAGCGTTCCACTGATTATCGTCGTGACTTTTCCTGTCACGAATGATCGACCACGCGGGAACGTCGCGCGCAACGTCTGCGCCCAATTTGCCGCCGCACCTGCCCCCGTCTGCAACGGGAAATAGAGTGTGAACTGCACAAACCCATATTCGCGATAGAAATTATCACCCATCGTCGGGTTTAAAGGTGTCGCAAACACCACCTGCACACGCTGAAACGCAATGTCTTTCGTTGGGCGGTAAAACACGTTTTCATAATTGGTCTCGATTTGACCACTACTTACCGCGTCAATCGCCGTCTCTAATTGCTGACGAACGACCACGAAGCTCATTGCTGCCCCCCGACCACCGCTTTATCGACGATCCCTTGAAAGTTCACTAAGGTTGCCCCCACAATTCCTGCAGGGCCTGCAACTTGACCCAGTGCGTTACGCGCCTTTGTGGCACCCAGTACTTCGAGCCGGTAAGCGTAAGGCAAGTTGTTCGAAATATAGAACACCTCACCGGCTTTCGCGCTCTGAACCGTGTCAATGTCGTGAACCGCTTTCGCCGTCACGTTGTTCGACACAGCCACGCTTGGAGCGTCTTTGCTGAAATACCAATTTGCCCGAAACCTCCCGGTATCGACTGGCGACCGCTCAATGACCTGCCGCCCTACGGCCAACACGACGCGCCGAACAGCGTTTGACGCATCTTCGCCAGCATTTTTGGCAAATTGGGACAGCGCCAGTGTGAAAGCCCCACTCATCAGCTCACGCCGCGAATGTTGCACTCATACATGATCGGGATACCTCCGGGTGCCAGCACCGCCACTGTCGTAATCGTGAACGATTGGCCGGTTGAAAGCGTCACACTGTCGTCAAGCCCCGGAGCCGGATTAAGCGGCGTTCCGTCAGTCGCGAATGGTGAGAGGATCAATTGCCGGTCACCCGATTGAATCAACGACTTATCTTGCCGCTGCAGCCCTCGACGCCCAACGCTGTCGTATTCCAACACAACGCCGGACGTGGTTTGAGTAATTGTTGACCCGCCGTCCACTTGAGACGTTGCGGGGTTGTAAATCCCGCTGGTTTTCTTCGATAGCGTCACAATTTGCGCATAACCGTTTTGCGTTTTTAGTGACAGCAAACGGGCTGCCGTGGCCCTGGATCGTTCGTCATAGGTCGCCATCAGCGAGTCAAAGGCACCGTTGAGGCACCACCCCCCGCCTTCAAGAACGGCCGTAAAATCAAATCGACATACCGAAAGCGCGTGAACTGCGCCGACCCCAGATCATATTCCACTGTCAGAGGTCCAATCGTTTCCGATTTAATCCCGCGCGAGAGGTCTGGCGCTAGATCTGCAGCCGATCCCCGTACCGCTAATTCCGCGCAAGCATAACCCACAAGCAATGGCACCGAGTTGGCTGGATAGAACGCAATCGCCGACCCAAATGCCGTAGGCGTGTCACGAATGGGCACCATGTACCTAGGCCAGTCGAGCGCTTGCGTAACCGTCGTTCGCGTTCCGGCCCATTTGTCCCGATAGGCCCCGCCCATGTAAAGCGTAGCGACTCGCAAAGATTGCTCTTTTTGGGTTGTTGTAAGTACGCCCCAAGCTGAGTTGCCGATATTGGTGAAGTAAGTGTCGGCGTCGGTAACGCTGATCAGGCTTTCCGCATTGGCCAGGCCCGCGCCGGCTTCGACGATCAGCGCCATGCGATTATTCCTCAGTCAGCAAGATGTCGAAATCCAATGACACCGGGTTTCCACCCAACGTCGAGCCGCCTAAGTTGATGCAGAGAAAATCACTTGCACCATTCAGGACAATGGCTTTGTCATTCTGCCACGCGAACTGAAATGCCCCACGGTCAAGGTTGTTTGGGTTGATCTGCGTAGCAATTCGCACAAAATGCAATGGCGTCGTGCCCACTTGGGTACCCAGCGCCGATGGCGGCGCAGTATAAAGCCGCACAACCGCCGTGGGCGCAGGGTCTGTGGTGTCATGCGTATTGAGTGCTGGCGTTGTCGATGTGCCGCCCGTATTGGCCGAAGAACGTCGGATGATGCTTATGGGGGCCGAACTGTTCGCACTGCTGGCCGCCGAACTGATAATCATCGACTTGACGCGCACAAGACGGGTCGCAGACCCCTGAATAACAACAACGTCTGTCGGACTAGCCGAAATGGCCAATCCGACAATCCCGATTGAATAGGTGTTGCGCTCGGGCTCACTGTCAGCCAGCCCGATGTCGTACTGAGAGCCCGTTGTCGGCGTTGCGCGGAGCACGCGCTGGCCCACACTCGTTGCGGGTTGAGTTAACACTACGGCACCCTCCTAATGGTTCAAACTTCGTGAATAGTTGGCGATCAGATCAGCGATCCACAGATCGCCTCGACCGCACACAAACGCGACCGCGTCTGTCAGGGTCGCTGTTTCCTGACCGGTGTTGTCGAAAAGGTGAGTGACAGGAACGATCCTGTCATCCGACAGCAAAGCAAGTCGGTGACTGAGGTTTAACGCTTGAATGTAAACCCCAGTCACCGGCCTTATTAGCCCAGCGCGATGGCTGTGAACATTGGCGTCACGACCTTGAAACCCCATGCCAGATGAAGCTCCCAGGTGCGCTGGCCATATTGCGCAATATCCAGCATCAGATAGGTCATGCCGTATTGATCGCTAATGGCCATCTGATTGATTGTCGGATTGGCTGGCATAATCGGCGGACGAATAACGCCAACAACCGCATTCTTTTCGAAGGCGACGTTAGAGGTGTAGTTATTGCCGATGGTCATAGCCGTCGCCGACGTGCCAATCGCCACACGAAGACCCGGCTCTGCAAGCGTGATGGTACCAGGAGCCGAAACGCCTGCCGCCACAACATACTTGTTCGTGTCGCCGGCAAAGGTAACCACGTCACCCGCCAACACCGTCCCCGTGCCTGTGATCAGCGTGATCGAGGTCGAGCCGACCGCATAACCGGCCGTGTTCGTGGTGTAAGACGCGCCTGTGCCTTTGGTATGCAAACCCACGCCAGCAGAGAGGACCGGCTGCATACCAAATTGCAGATCAAAGCTACCCGAGCGGCGCTCGCTGTCCGAGCCCGCCTGATACGCCTGCTGGAAGATGCCCAAGTTGCGCAGGTTCAACGCCGCCGAAGAGTCAATGGCCATCGAAATGGCCGTAACCGGAGCACCGTTGTCTTCCAGGATCTTTCGCACGTTCGTGAACGTCGACAGATCAGACGCAAAAGGCGTGGTCCCTGCCGTACCAAAGGCGCGCGAGGCACCCTGCTTGATGGCAGTTACCGCGTCCGCTTCAGCTTCGTTTCGCAGCGTGCGCATCCCCTGCTTGACCAACTGCCCGGCCCATTCATTCAGGGTCGCGCCGTTTTCCAAGCTGCGAATTTGTTCGCCGGTTACGTTCCAGCTCACATAACGCGACTTGCTGATCGTCACGCCAACGCTAGCCGCTGTGGCATCCGCACCCGCAGACGGCACGTTCGCAGGGGTAAAGTCCGACGCCGTGCGGATCGGAGCGACAGGGACGGTTACCGTGTCACCACGGGCCACGCCCTTATCGTCAAATTGCGAGCTGATTGCTGGAATAACGCCGAAGGGCTCGTTAGCCACTTCACGCGCTGCAGAGAAAAGAGTCGGCTGTAGAGCCGTAAAAACGTTAGGCATTGCCCGTGTCCTTCATGATGGGTTTGCTTGAGAGGTGACTTTGAGCGGTCATCCGACCCAAGCCCCGCATCCATCCGGACTGTCGAGTGCTTGATTAGTGCAGCAATACTAGGCGTTAGCCGTCGATTACTTGAAGCCCTTTATTTGCTGGATCGGCAAAGTATGCCGCTTTATCGCGTGGAGACATGGCCTCAAGGACCGATGCCTTAACCGTCTTTGACGCTGCAGCGCCGGGATTGGAGCTGCGAGCGCCGCCGCCGCCGCCAACCGGCCCTTTCAGGATCGCATCCTTGTTTGGGTAGCCATCGATTAGGATCGACAACGCCTCTTCAAACGATGCAGGCTCCATCGTGCCGGATCGCGAGTAAATCTGGTTGCCGTTGCTATCAAAGGCGACGACCTTTCCGCCCTCTAGTTTGAAGTGTCGACCGAACGTGGCCTCAATAAAATCGGCCGGGATTGCAATATTGTCCGCAATAAATTTCGACCGCGCAAACGCGCCACCAATCTTTTCAGCGTGAAGCTCCGTCTCAAGGTCCTTCACCCGCGCCACAGTCGGGGCGTATTTTGCCTCAATGGCTTTGATCGTGTCCGCCTTGAGCTTTTCCACGTCACCGGCATCAACCAGCTTCTTGGCGTCCAGGTTGGCCACCGTTGTGACCGCCGACCGGGCCACTTCTGGGTCCAGGTCTCCAAACAATTCCAGCCGCTTGACCGCATCCTCTTTTGCCCGTCGATGGGTTGCCGCCTCTTGCGTCAACTCCCGCACTCGGCCGTACAGGTGCCCGCCGTCTAGGGCAAACTCCTTGCCGTCATCAGCCACATAGACGGGCTTGCCATCCTGCAAAACCGCCGCTCCCGCGTCGTCCAGTTTCAGCTTCATAATGTTTCCTTGGCATCTGCCGTTTGGGCGACCATCAGGCCGCTTGTGACGACGCGTCCGGCCTTAAATGACCGTAACGACGCGCCCTTGAGAGAGGCACTGGACACACACGAGCGACTTCTGGCCCTTGCGTGGCTTGCCCCTGTAGTATTCGACACCTAGTCGAATTTCGATCAACGCAACGCCAGTGCAGGCGTGACAGCGTAGAATATGCTGCGGTGCGTCGTGTTGCTCCAACATCCGCTTGCGACGTTGCTCCCTCGCAGCGTCTGGCGCTGGCGTGCCGTCAATAACAAGGAACCTCGGAGGCTTGGTCACGAACCTCTATAACCCAGCGGCCGAAAACGCGGAAGCGTCCCGCGCGCGGAGCTGGTCAAGCGTTAGCGTATTGCCCGCACGATCAACAAACTTATCAACCGACAGCCCACCGCGCCGAAACAATGCACCCCGCGCCGCACCTAAAACCTCGTCCTGAAACGCTGCAGGCTGGCGTTTCAGCCACTGACCGTAGGTCGGCGGGGTAAACGCCGAAACGCCCGGAATGTCATCGGTCAACGGGACCATAACGGATCGGCACCCAATATGAGCCGGAGGCCTTGGCCCACTGTTAACCGGAAAAACCTTTCCGCTCCTGGAAATGCAGATCAGCGTTGTTCGTCCATCCAACGTCGAAGTCCAGCGCAAACCGGTCACAATGTCCGCGTTATCCTTAAAAACCTGATCATGTGCCACATTGGCCGTGTGCGTCACGGCTGTCCTAACCATCGCCTCGACGCCGCGCCGCGTGCCCTCGAGGATTCCGTCCTGATAACCCGCCGCCCTGGTTCCCCGCAGCGTTCTAACCATCTGATCGATTGTTGACCCGTCAATAAACCCCTGACGGATCGTCTCGCGAACCCTTGCCGCTGCCGCAGCTTCTGAATCTGCTATCCAATCCTTCAGGAACTTGCCCTGAAACGGCCGCGCGACGACCGCCGCATAGATCTGCGCAAATGCTGGTGCACCGGTAAACGTGACGTCGGTTGACGCTCCGATCAACCGCGCTGCAAACGCCGCCTCCGATTGCGCCAGATCACGCAAGCTGCCGTTGATGCGCTCGCCAATGACCTGCCACCCAGCCGACTGCACTGCCCTGATCTGCGCCAGCAGCTGCTCCAGCCGCGTGGCATTCAAACTGTCCGACGCCGCCTCAGCAAGTTTTCCGACTGCCGATTGCTCAGTTCGGTTTAACTGAGCAATGACCTTGCGCACCAGATGCGTTCCAAATCGCATCAGCGCAATTCGATGCTTGATGCTTAAATCAAACACCTGCTCCGGCGACGCTGGCACTAGGCGACGATCCCGTCGTTCGTTGCTGACTCTTCACCTTGCGGATCGTCTATCGTACCGAGTGCGGGGCCTTCGTTTGCAATAGCCTCAAGTTCATCGTCTGGATCAATATCGCCCGACAAAGCGCCTCGACGTTGCAATTCCTTGAGCGCCGTGACTTTCGAGATCAGCCCGCCCTGTTGCAGAGACTGGACCAACTGAGACGACGCATCCGAAAGTAAGGCCGCCCCAAAGTCTTTGTAGAGTGTCACCTTGCCGCCTGTGGGCAAGCCACCATACTGCGCCGTGTATTTCAACGCCGTGTCTAGCGAATCCTCAAACGTCTCGACGATACGCTGCAGATCGGATTTATTGGCTTCTGCATCGTTCGAGGCCTCTGTCGCCGTGCGGTTTCCGGGTTGCTTGACCAGCAATTCGGCCCCGGCCTGAATCATCTGTTGCTCGAGGGCATCAATGCTCTTTTTGCCCTCGGAGATGCTGCTGCCTTTAAGCTCGATCCATTCCATCTTTGCGTTTGGATTAGGCGTTTTAACCGCCGTGGACGCACCAATAGAGATCGCGTCGGTATCCTCGAACCCCGCAGCCAACAGGATAGGAACACACGCCACATGCTCAATCGTGTCTAGATCCGACTGCTTCTGCCAGTGCTTCACGTTCATAAAGGCGAGGTCAAGCAGCGGGCTTTCGCCGCTCATGAACGCATTGCGCAAACCGTACAGCGGGACGAACGGCACCTCGTCAATTGAGGTCTGCCCTTGATCAACCAGCGCCCAACGCTCTTGTTTCTCTTTGCTATCGTCCACGCGCTGGTAGATCGACCATTGGCCCGGCGTCAGTACCCGCACGCGCTGAACAACGCGCGTTCCGAACGGCCCATCATCAACCTCTAACGCCTCACGAAGCCGCAGCTGCGTAAACCGCTGACGACCGCCAACATATTCGGTTTTCCACCCCAGGATTTGACCATGCTTAATCCGCACCCAGTAAGGCCGGACACCCGCTGCCGCTTGCGCGGCCTTGGACATCAACCCGCCGCCCACGGCCTGCGACGCCGGCGCTTCGACCAGAATGCCTGCCAAACCAAACGCCAGGGCCTCGATCAGCATTTCTGCCGCGAATGAGTGAAGGTTCACCCCTTCACAATCAATATCGTTTGCCCACTCCACAATCTCAGCAGGCGTGTCATCCGACAGCGTTAGGGCCTTTGAAAAGGGCTTACCGCTCATCACCATCACAGTACGGCGAAATGCCGGGAATAGAACTGCCCGCTTTAGCCGCGTCTGCCAGGCAACAACGTCCTCGCTGGGGAAACGCGGAAGCAGAGATTCCTTGGCGTCACGCATAGCAGCCGTCCCGGCCATTAAAGGCTCAAGAACCGCCCACACCTTGGCCATCTCGACAACGGCCGGAGATTGTGCATTTACCGACAGCGTCATGATTGGCCTAGATGATCAGGGTTGAGACCGATGCACTGCGCTGCACAAGCGGGAACTTATGGCTGAGAAAATACCCGGCCGCGTCAATCACGTGATCGAGCCCGGACGTTTTGTCGGGCTCACCTGTTTTAGAGTAAGCCTGCTTTTCGAAGCCCTCGACCAATCCAGGGCAGCCATCGATATTCACACGTAAACGCCGCGCGCCCTGATTATTAATCATTCGATTGACTGACAGGACTCGATCCTTCACGGCCGGATTCGACGGATTGGCCAAAACGGTAAACCGCGCCTCTTTCAGCAATGAAATATCAGACACTGAGGCATTGGCAGATTTGCGCGCCTGCCCTGACGCGTCGGGATATATAAACACTGGATGACCATCAAACCGCCGCTTGATCGCCGCGATCATCGCTGGTGTATCCAGCAACCCCGTCAGCTCCTGAAGCGCATGAGGATCGCCCTCGCGCAACACAAACACCACCGCCGCCATTTGGCCAACGTTGAAGTCCATTCCAATATGCAGCGATTCGCCGGGCCTGATCGCCTCTCGGCTAGCGTTTAACGCCCGATCAAACTCCGCATAGACCGCAGAGGCCGCAAGGTTAACGAAATCACCATCCAGATAAGCCGCCAAAAGCTGCGATGAATAACTGTTTCGGAGGTTGTCAATATAGCCCGCAGGAAGATTTTGCGCGTTGTCCATTGTCCGCGCGCGAAACACGACATAGCCCGGCTTTGGGTCCTTGACCCACCGCTCATAAACAAATCGAAACCCCTCAGGCGTGGTCGCAACCGCCACTGTGTTGGCCATCGCGCATTGCTGCCGGTTTCGGGCAATAATCTTATTCCAAACGTCTCGCGCTTTATCAATCGGCAGCGTGTCCAGCTCATCAACGATTGAGTGAGCGACCTCATAGCCCACAATCCTGTGCGGGTTCTCCATTGTGCGAAACACAATCCGACCCGCATCAGGGAACTCGATCTGAGGACTATTGCCCGCCCTGGTCTTGTATGCCCAGCCCTTTGCCTCACACAGCGCCGGGAAGCGTCGCAACGCAATGTCCTCGACCAACGGATAGGTCGGTAGATAATACGCCAGATCACATTGCGGAAAGTGCGCCTTTAGCGCCATAGCCCGCGCTATAGCCGCTGCAGTCTTTCCGCTGCCGTAGCCACCAACAAACGCCGGGTAAGGTTCGCGGCTAATCGCAAACGCCCGCTGCGTTGCAGTCAGCCCCACTTAGACGAACTCATCAACCGACGCTGGTAATCGTTTTGTAGAAACGATCTGTTCCGACTTTTCAACGTGAACGCCGCTCGCTTTGCCTCTAGCAATTTCTGCCGAGATCGCGGCCGAATATTGACCGTTCTTCCGAGCCTCTTCGCGCAACGACCGCAGGTCTTCCAAATGTTGAGCGAGCGTCATTCCGAGTTTCTGTGTTGCTGCAGCCCTGATTTCGGAGATCCTTGCCGCGACCTTGCCCGAACTTGCCAATCGCGACGCATGAGGCTCTGACGGTTTATAGCCCGCCTCCGCAAACGCCTTGGCCTGAGACTTGCCTTCGGCCAGGCCACGTGCGAACGCTTCCTGACGCGCATTCGTCAAGGCTGGCATTGTCAGCCCCCATTTGCTTTCTTGATTACCCCGACAGTCAGCACTCGCGCTTAGGCGTCAAAAGTGCATGCTATCGACGGGCTGCACTGATTTGTTCTCCATGTCAAGGGGACTAGGCCAGATATTTTTTACGGCGTAAAAATATTTTGAGCGCTCAACCCCGGATTAATCGCGGGTTTGGTCATTTGAGTCATGCGCCATCACCTGACCTCCGTTGCCACATCCAGCGCGAACCCCAATTCGCGCACGATGCGCCGCCAATGACTGCCGCCCCGCCCCTTACAGAGCGCAGACGCTGACACGCCCTCGCCTGCCACCTGTTGC